TCATCACAGCTTGTTGTTGCATCATTATCATTTGTTGTAATTGTTCTCTAAACTCTAATTGTACCTGTTCTTGTGCCATTAAACTAATATGTTCTAAAATATTTTTTTGTATTGCAGCCATAACTGCAGGATTATTTCTGACAATGTTAGTAGACATAAAATTTAAGTGAGCTGTAATGTGTGCTCTGTGATCCTGACCTGGAAAAGCTTGAAAAGGTTTACCTGTTAACGCATTGATGTGCTCCATGCTTGGGTCCATCGGTGCGTTTGGCGCTGGTGCAGGTAAAACCGCATCTACATTTTTAACACCTATTGCTTCATACATATTTCTATATATCTGATACATGTTATGTAACGCAGGATTAGATGTTGCTATTTGTAATTGTGTTTGTGCAAGTGTAATTCTTTGTGACATAGAAAATATATTGGGGTCTGCAACTGGGACAACATCTATTCTATTATCAAAATCAGTTTGTTTAATATTTCTAGCACCACCTACAACATCATACGGATACTCTGGTGGTAGATACTGTGAAACTATTTTTGCTAATAATTTAAATTCATCTTTCATGGCTGCGTAACATCTTTTGTGTATTGCGCTCATAACTCTTGAACCACGCTCAAGAAGTGCAATTGTGGTTCCAACTGCGGCTGCTTGATTACTATCTCCCACTTGCATATCGGCAATAGCTGCAAATCTTTGACCAGCTTGTACGACAATACCTAATAAATTTAATAATGTCTGAGATGGTTCTTTGTATGGTAATGGAAAGAATGCATCTCTTAAACTACCGCCCGGTGCATCTACATCTTTAAACTCACCTGGTTGTATTGGTGATGCTTCGTCTCTAACTCTTACACCTCTTTGTTTAAATCCTGCTGGTAAATTAGATAATGTTCCTGCATCTAATAATTGACGGAGAGCCGCCGTTGCGGTACGGCTCAATCCGCCCATCAGATCCTTGATCTTCAAAACCTTCCAGGTCTAAGTTTACGTGACACTCTAATAAAGTATACACAGGTTCTTGTTTACCTGTTTTCTTTGTTCCGTCTAGTTCACGTTCTTTTTTTTCTAATTCATTTCTTTCAACATTACCTGGTGGTCCTAATTCTACATCTCTATAGAAACCAGATACTTGTTGTTTTCTTAATTCGTTTTCTGAAATTTTTACTACATGTATTACGGCCTCTGCATCATCGATACTTGTTGCAGTGTACGGGACAATTAATTCGTCTGCTGGTACAAACTTAGACACAACTCTTCCAAGTGGCACATCATAGTAAACTTTTTTAAATGTGGATCCTGCAAGCGGTAAATGAAATAACATAGAATCAAACTCAGACTCATACTCTTGCATCTGATCCATAATTAAATAATTCATAAAATCTTTAACACGAGTTGCTTGTTGTTCTGTTGCAGGATTTTTAATTCCTATAACTTGTGTTCTCACTGGTCCATCTGCTGGTAATAATTCTTTGTATGCTTGCGCTTGAAACTGTGTGACTGCTTCCGCTAATACTGGGTGTGTTGCACCACTAGCTCCTTGAAAAGGTTCTGTTCTGTTTTCGTATTTAAATCCTAAAAGATCTAAACCTTCAGTATATCCTCTCTCCCAATCTTTTCTAGATGATTTATAGTCCATATAGTTTTGAACCATTTCATTTCCAATTGGTTCTAAAACATCGTCTGGTAAAATATCTGCTAAATTGTCAAAGTGTGCTTCTGTGCCCGGTATATTTATAGCTCCCGGTTCAAAGTCGATTGTTGCACCACCATCTTCTTCAGGCACAACTTCGATAGGTCCTTTTAATTCTTCTGGTTCCTGAATAGCAACTTCTTCTGCTATCTCCTCTTCCGAAGGGATATCAATTTTAGTTCTAGTATTCGGGAGTCCTTTTTCTATAT